GTCGTGACGTCCCCATACAAGATGTTACTCCTGTACCCATACACTGGCTTCCTCGGAACCTTTATTAACGAGACGTCCCAGGTCTCGGGCCAGATGTCCTTGTATGAGATCGATCAACCCTTCTCAGTTGGTGCGAAAGCTTCGGCGACTAACACCAATGCTCCCCGGAACTCTCCCTCCGTAGTGGGAGTGGGATCATGTTTGATTTCCAAGTAGGTCGAAGTGGTTAGCTGATGAACACATCCCTCCAAGTGCTGATAGGACCATTGGTACGGTCCTGATGCCAAAGGGAGAACCGCCGTAAGAGGCGGGGCATCCAGGATTCATCACTTGTCTTGGGTATGGGAGGCCGTGCATCATTGATGGGCTGCCCGGTCTCCAGGAGCTTCGGTTGAAGATCCTGTCTCCATATCAGAAGTTATCGTACACACAATTTCCAGCGCTCTACGGAGCCACGGTGAGGGGTCGGGTGACCGATCTCAAGGGCTTTGTCCGCAACCTCTAGGAACCCTGTGTGATAGCATCTGATTGGATCAGGTGAGACGCCTTGCCTTAGCCTTTCTCAAGTGAGAACTGACTCTGCTTTCCACCAAGAGGCCATATTCGAAACAAACATGAGCCTCAAGGGGATCGTTGTGAGATTGATTTAGTTCAGTCCACACGTGAAACTTGAGCAATGTTACGGCATCCCTGCCGATCTGCTCCCGTCTTGCGACGAAAGAGGGGTTGGTTGAAACCACCGTACGTAACCTTTCTACCATAGTGTTTATTTACGTTTTACTCAATTATGCTAACTTTACTTCAAATTCCTTTGTTTCAAGCTAACACAATCTTTCATTGTTTTCACACTACAGCAGTGGCTGCGATGGCCCCACACCATACCCTGTATAAGAAAGTGTCATGGGATCGAGTAAATGCGGGGTACTACGCTTGCGTAGACCCGATGAACCCTGGGTCCATCTTGTATTTATCCGAGGCAGATTACATAGTAACCACTAGAGTGCTGCTTACGGCCGGTCGAACCATGGTGGTTCTAGCCCAACCGGGCGACAACCCACTAGCTTCCTCTTCTGATAAATCGCAGTCCTCTTCTTCTCCTACTTCTTATGACCCAACGAGCCCTTCATCTAAAAATACCCCCCCTCAATCCCACCCGCCACTACTCGGCTCTGATGAGCTTAAGTTTGTAGCGAAGAAGACCATGAAGTTCCTCTTCTCGTCAGTATTCACTAACGAAGGTTGGCGTAAAGGGGGTGATAGATCAATGATCACACTTTCCAGTGGAAACATTGGGAAGTGGCTCTTCCGGTGGGCTGCGAAGCTCCACTGGTGGGCCAAGGGATCCACGTTGTCTCTAGCGACACGGAAGGAACTGAGACTCTTTCGAGATCATCTTCTCTCCCTGTATAAGAACAATGGTGTGAACGCCGTCATAAATCGGCTTAAAATATATTTATTCACACTAAACTCCTATATGGGTGGAGAACCTATGAAGTCTACTGAGCCGCTCGGTATGCGTGTCCGCCTTACCCATGGGTTACCAAGTGCTCTTCCTGCGAAACTCAGAGCCCGCATTCGGTCGGGTGACATTGGAACTATTCGACTGATCGCGTCCATCTTTAATTCTTACAAAGCGATAAATGGGATTTACGGGAATATATCCCTATCAACAATCATTCGAGCACACCCTGTGCTCGAAAATCTTGATGATTTTGTCCAATTTACCATCTTTTGCAAGAATCACTTTTGGGACGACTTCGTCTTTAAGTATTCACCTCTGGCTCTATATAAACCTGACCTTTCAGTCAAGCAAGCCTTTGTTACTCCGAAAGCGGGCCCTAACCATTCTTCTGCACTCCTAGGTGCTGCAGTCGACGCATATGCGTGGACTCTCCAACCGGAGAACCATCTGTTAAAATGGTTGAAGCTTACCTCCCAGGATGAGCTCGCCATGAGATTTCGGAAAGATGGTCGACTAGTCCCCCTCGAGCAGTATTGCGGATTCCCTCCCTTGAAGCCAATCTATGGCACTGGTGGTTCGATAAAGAAGTGGGTCCCCGTTAATTTGGGGGAACTCGTCCTAGGACGACTCCACGCTCTTTACGAGCCAGCGGGTAAAATTAGAATCATCGCAATAGTCGACTATTGGACCCAGATGGTCCTCAAGCCTCTGCACGATTGGATGTTTAAACTCTTGGGAAATATCCCCACCGACGCAACTTTCGACCAAGAAGGCAAAGTAAAAGCCTTCTCCGAGAAGGGGTTCTCGGAAATATATTCTTTTGATCTACGCGCGGCGACGGATACTATCCCCCTTGAGCTTTATCGAACCATGATGTCCGTTATCCTTGGGCCAGAGATTACTGACCTATGGCTAAAGCTGCTTGTGGACAGAGACTTTGTCGCTCCTCGTGAGCTGGCCGGGAAACCCCTTTCCCGCGGCCAAGTTATCTCAAACAAGCGTGACAAAGCCTGGATGGTTAAGTACTCTGGGTTAAGCGAGGATGACATTAATAACCTCTTAAAGGACATGGGGAAACACTCACCCGAGGTTCCTCTCGTGCGCTATGGAACAGG